TAGGTGAGCATATTGGGGTGTTTATTGAGGGTATACAGTTAAATTATTATGGTCGTGAAGAGTATAACATAAGTACAGGAATAAATTGGAGATTCTAATTGGAGTTGTATACTGCGTTTTGGTTTGGATTTTTCTTCGTATTTATAAGCGGTATATATCTAATTTATGGTAACAAGTAACAAAGGAGAATAAATGGCATCAACATTATCAAGTGCAACAATGACAGTAAGAGTTGTTGAGTCGATAAAATTAAATGGCACAGAACAAGGAGCTATTAATACTAAAACATTTGCAAGTATTAATGAAATATCAAAAAGAATTATAACTATTACAACTGCAGAGTCTGTAATAGCTACATTCAGTGCAGCAGTAGCTTCAGCAGGACATTATGTCGCAGCTGATGTAAGGTATATGAGATTCACTAATAAAGATGATACAAACTTTATCACACTAACATTTAGAAATCAAGATAACGATGAGGTTGCAATTAAGTTAGATGCAGGACAATCATTCATATGGGCTGCAGATAATAATGGAGGAATGGTAGATGTATTCAATGCAACACAAGATGCTGATGCTGCTTCTGATACAGCTTTAGGAGATTTAACAAATATCCAAGCTGATGCAAATACTGCTTCATGTGATTTAGAAATGTTTATAGCATCTGTATAAAATGATAAACGATAGTCTTGTAGATAGATATAATCTTCTTGAAAAGCAATTGGATGCTCTTCATAGAGGATATAATAAATATGGAAGATATATTGAAGAACTTGAAAAAGACGTTGCAATATTAAAAAAGAAGTCACATGAATCAAGAGATTTTGTATGTTGCAATTGTTGTGAAAATAAAATAAAGGAGAAATAATGGGAGCATTATTAGGTGGTATTGCCACAAAACTATTAAGCCAAAAAGTAATGATTGCTATAGTATTAAAGTTAGGTGACTGGCTTGTAGCAAGAAGCGAAAATGAACTTGATGATAAGGTTTGGGCAGAAGTTAAAAAAGCTTTAAATGGCTAAGAAACAAGTATTACAAATAAAAGATTTCTCTGGAGGAGTTAACTCTTATTCAGACCCTAGGGATTTGCAAGAAAATGAATTTCAAATTCTTGATAATGCATCAGTTGATGAGCAAGGAATAATACGTGTATCTGGAGGTCTTGAACTTAAGGATAATATTGATTTAGATTCAGATGCAAATGAAGTTGATACAATTTTATCAATAGCTGGAAAAGGATTATTCTCACATAAAACTGATTATCTTTATGGGCTGCAAGAGTTTAACTATGATTTTAATTCTAATCTTGAAAAAGATGGAGCAGATTCAGCTAATGCATGGGGAGTAGTTAAAAATGATGGAGATGGAACTTGGGCTTTTGAACAAACATCTTCAAACACCAATGAAACAAGTGCTTCAGGAGCAGGAGCTAGTAATTCTTTTGCCATCAATTATGATGAATATTCAGCTGCATCTTCTCGTTCTGTAGGAGAATATAATCATGGAAGTCTTACATTTAATAATGTACCGCTTAAAGAAGATACAAATTATAGTTTAAGAATTAGGATTGTATCTGAAAAGCCTTGGTGCTATCTAGGAAGTAATATACCTCCAAGAATAAGATTATATAGTCCTACAGATTCATTATACTATCATCCAAGCTCAGGATTTACTTCAGTATCTGATGCTACACATACAGCTATATGCAATGACAATATTGGAAACTTTATTGATACTCCATCAAGTTATATTACTGGTGATGCAGGTAATGCTGACCATGTGACTTGGTCTTCTGCTACTCATGGAGATGGTGATTGGACAGCTAATGGAAATGCTGCAATATTAGATAGAGAATTAATTGATGCAAATACTCCAATAGCATCGTCTGCTAATCATAAAGAATTTAATTCATTATTTGGTGAAATAGCTACATCTGGTAATATGACAAATGGATGGGCATTAGAATTAGAAGGGACTGCAACTGGATATTTTAATGCTGGGAATGCAGCCACATGCAGTCCTTTAACTGTTGTAGCATCTACACAATATTTATTTGATGCATTCTATTTTACTTCAAATGAACATTGTATGGTTAGAATCAAAAAAGCAGGAACAGCAACATATCTTTTTGAGTCAGGAATATTAGACCCTCAATCAAAATGGACTCATGTATCAGGTAATACTGAATATCCTGAACCAATTATGTTTGAAACTCCATCTGGATGTACATCTATTGAAATTGAAATAACTGTTTATGCAGATGGTGATGTTGCATTTTTTGCAGGATTTAATATTAGAAAAAATGTTATGGAACTTTCTAAGCTTTCAGAAGGAGGAACTGGAGAAATACTTTCTTATTTTAAGTATCCTAATTCATGGGCAAATGAATCAGGAGGAAGTATATTAGATTCTTCATATATCTATAACGATGGATTAAATGCATTGTTTAAAAACATGAGAGCATATGAATTTCCATTTTATATAGGCAATCACTTCACTGATAATAAGTTTACAATTGTTATAGATAATGGAGTATGGGGTGTTGCTAATGAAAGTGGAACTACAGTTAATAATATTATGATTGATTCAATTGAAATATTAGAATCAGAAGGTACGGCATCATTTGAAGTAGGGCCATCTGAAATATATTCAACAGCAAGAGGTAATTTAATATTTCATAATAGTTGCAAAGAACAAGCAGACGGAGGTAAGACAACTAAGGTTTTACTTCATCAATATAATCCTGGAAATCAAACTTATGAAGATATAAGTGATACTGTAAGTCTTCCATCAGTATCAGGAAGAACTAATTTTAATTTTTTTAAAAGTGGTAGTAATATTTTGTTTTGTGATGAAAGTTTTGGAAGTAAGTCATTATATAAATATGGCTATAATAAAAAAAATAGTTCCAGCGAGTTATCAATATTCAATTCTGAAGGAGTTAATATATCATATTTTAGTAATAGTACATCTAATGGCCTTCATGAGTCTGTATATGATGCTTTAGATGGATGGTTAGGAATTCATGGTTCTAATAGACGTGAATTAGCGATGATATCTCAAGAAATGGATGATTTTATGGGCTTGGATTATCAATTAGCAACTTATGAACCATGGCCATTTGGTAGATACTTAGGAAATAAATTCAATCAGCATTCACATGGAGGAACTTCAAATATTAATGGCACTATAAATCCAATAGACCATGATAATGCTAGTGACAGATTTCAATATAATCCTGGAGCTGGTTTTCATGACAATACTCATCCTTACACAAAATACATAACTATTCCATGTTATGATATTGCTCAGGTTTTAACTGCCTCATCAAGAATTGGAAAGATAACTATTGATTTTAGGCATTGGATGCTTTGGGGATGGAATGTTCCAGCTGGAGGTGCAATAGGTGAAGATTATACTCCAAAAATGGATATATATATAGATGCTGTATCTAGTTCAGTTGTTGCTCATGATGGTACAGATTATAGTGGTACTTTTGAAGCAAATTCTACTGCTGATGCTCCAAGTAATTTTATAGCTACAATTGCACATAAAGAAGTTAATCCATATAATTTAAGAATGGGATACCATTCAGAAACAGGCCCAATTCCTGGAAGTTTAGGATATGATGTAAGTGTAAATCATGATTTTAGGTCTTCTTATATTCCAGGTGGTCTAAGTGGTCAAGGGCAATCTGGTAGAATGTTTAAATCAAATATCTTTGATACAGATGGAAAAAGACCATTGCGTGTAGAATTTGAATTTCCTTATGACCATACTTTTACTACTTCTGCTGGTACTGCTACAAATCTTACTGTTAATGCATCTACTGGAGTTAACCTTCAAATTAGAATTGTTCCACAAATACATTATGATTTAGATTTTGCGTCTCAAGGAAATTATGGTAATCATGGTACGCCAAATGGGATTATGGCTGAATGTTGGAGAGTTGAAGATATAAAAATTCAATCTTGGAAAACTACTCAATCAGAAAATCTTTCTACTCAGTTTTCAAATATAAATATAGATGATTTTGGATTTAATATGGCATTTGAAACTCCTTCTGAAGGAGAAGCTGACGGATGGGATGATGATTGGACTCCTACTTTTACATCTGTTGATTATAATGACATAGAAAGTGCATTTGGAAATTATAATTTTGAACCAATTAAAAATACAGATGTAACTAAATGTCCAGGAGTAGGATTTACTTATGATTTAGCTAATACTAAAATAAATAATAAAAAGTTAATTAAATGTTATATGACTTCTTCAAGAAATGCAAAATATAATCTTCAATTTACTATAGATACAGACAAAAGAACTATTCAATCTTCTTCTTCCGCAAGAGAATTAGATGCTGTTGTTGAAAATAATATAATACATTATTCATTGCAATCGAAATATCTATTGATTCCAAATGAAATAGATAGCTATGATTCAGAAACTGGAGTTTTGGAAGAAAATGCTCATTCGCCAGAAAAGCTAAAGGCAGTATTTAAAACAGCAGTAATTGCTAATAATACTCTTTATGCAGGCAATATATATCAAGATGGAGAAACTTATCCAGATAGAATGCTTAAATCTCCAATAGGTAAATCACCTTTATTGCCTTCAACAAATTTTATTGATGTTGCTATTAATGATGGAGATGAAATAACATGTCTTGAATTTTACAAAGATAGACTTCTTCAATTTAAAAAAGAAAAACTATTTATAATAAGTACATCTGAAGACTATGAATATTTACAGGATACAGTTGATAATGTTGGAGTAGCATCAAGTTCTCAAGTAACAATGACTCCATATGGCGTGGCTTGGATTAACGAAAGAGGATGCTACTTATATGATGGACAGAAGGTTAATAATCTAACAGATGGAAAGCTTGCATATAAAAAATGGAAAGATTCAGAATCTTCGTGGGAAATTGATGAAAAGTATGGCCCTGTTATTCATTATCTTAAAAAAGATGATAAGATAATTGTATATGGAGCAACTGATTCTATTTTAAACATAGGAAACTCAGAAAATGAAGGTTGGCATATTGGGCCTGGAGATTACCATATAAACAAAGAATATTTAAGACAATTAGGGTATCAATATGATTTTCAAACAAAGTCTTGGGTTAACTTAACTAACTTTCTTGAGGGAGATGTATATAGTTTTACTTCATATAATAGTGATGATAGGATGGGTAAAACAAGAGTCCCTTTTGCAGGTAATATGATTACTAATTTTTCCTATGATGAAAATAGTGATTCAATATGTATTATAAAGCCAGATAATCGTATTTTAAAATGGGATGATAATCCAAAGAAAACTATGGGACATTTAGAATTAACAGGACTTAGTGATAATATAGACCCAAATACAATACATAGAGATTTTAGAGTAATAACAAAAGATTATGATTTTGAAGCGCCATCAGTAAATAAAAAAGTGTATAAAGTTTATGTGACTTTTAAATCAACTGAATTTGAAAGTTATAAACTTAAAAAAGTTATGCAAAGACAAGACCTTTATTCGAGCTCTAATGTTGGAGTATATTATGCAATCAATGGAACAAATACTTGGACTGAGTTTAGTGAAACAAAAAGTAAAAATTATGGAACAAAAGGCCTTGTAAACGATGATGCAGAAACAACAACTACAATATCATCATCTGTGTCATCCACAGATACTACTATAAGTGTTACGTCTGCTTCAAATATAAAAGTTGGATATGTATTAAAGATTTACTCACCATCAACATCAGTTTCCGAAATTGATGCTAACCCTAGAGCTAATGAACAAATGCTTGTTAAGTCAATAAGTGGAACAACTATTACTGTAGATAGAAATTATGGCTATCATCAAGGAGATGGTGTAACTTTCTCTCATGATAGTAATTCTGTAGTGATAATATCCACAGGAGACTGGATTGTAGCGGAATTAAAACCATCTTCATCTATTAATAAAATTGATTCTTTGAAATTAAAATTTGAAACAAAAAAAAGAACAGTGGGAAACGAATCAAATGGTGTTCCTCCTGGATTTATGATTAATGATATATCTGTAATATATAGAACAAAAAATGTCAGATAGGTTATTACATACCAAGGTCTCCAAAAGAAAACCTTTAACACACTTTCCAAAAAAAGAAGATGGACATAATGGAGATATTCAAATTGCATCCATTAAAGGCAAAGGTACATATCTTTGTATTAAAGATAAAGGTGAATGGAAAATATCTGAGAAGTTTAATCCAAGAAATAAGT